TAGCCTATGATGCGCCTATTTGGGATGTAACGCATCAATATTACCCCTTTCGCACACCATGGGGTCGGTGGTTCAAATCCTCAAAGACAAGGCTGAGAGGTATGCCTCTGTTACAGGCGCAACAGAATTTAAAATAACTAAATCATGACATTCATCTGATTCAATCATAAAATGTACTTAAAATATTTAAAGCAGAAGTATATATCAAAATAAATTTAAGTTAAACTATAGTTTAGTAAATAAAAGGACTATTTTTAAAATGAAGATAATGAAAGTTAATGGAATGGTGCGTGATTCTATTCCTGAGCCACATGAAACAATTGAAGATGATTTTTATTTAGATAGAATTATTCCTGTGCTTAGAGATTATAGTGTTTATAGAAGAAGCCCTGAAGAATGTCCTTTTGGCCGCGGTAACTTAGTCTTGGATATGCATTTAAAAAATGGAGAAATATATGCCATTAAATTTCCATTGAGTATGACTCGTAAACAATTGACTATTTATTTAAAGCCACTAAGAAAAAGGATTGAAAATTGAATTAGTCATATATTTCATAATTTACATCTTTAAGAACTTTCTTAAATTCATCTGGAAGGTCTTCAGTATCTTCCAGAATGTTATTTACTAAATCCATTAATTCATCATGTTCAGTTTTATCATTTATTTCCATTTACTAATCCTTCTAATAAACGCCTTTATTTTCTTTCAATAAAATTAATAATTCATCCATCTTAACATGAAGTTCCTTTATCTCAAGCTCGGCCAATACATCCACATTAAAATCACTTTCAGCGCGTATTCTATCTTTATCTGCCTGGCGATTCTGGCTCATTAGGATAAAAGGTGCCTGGAAAACTGATATACACGACAGAATTAAATTTAACAGAATAAATGGATAGGCATCAAATGAATAGGATATACAATTAAATACTACCCAGCTAATGCAGAAGCACATAAATGACAAAATAAATGTCCAGCTTCCACCAAATTCTGACACTATATCAGCAGCTCGTTCTTTCCTTGTTAGATTATCATCCATATTTATTCCTAATTTATCCGTGTATTGCCCATTTTTGTAAACAACCTAAACCACAGAAATGCTTATCAGAGTTTATCGGAGGATAAATAAGCATATCCGTTACAGCCCCTTCTGCGCATAGTTTTCTTTCTGATTTAAGCACTAATCTATAATCTATAGAGTTAGTTGTTAAAGTGAGGTCGCGCTCACAACTATCACAAGTTATATTAGATTTTATTGCCATTCTTTAAGATTCCTAGTTAATATCATTATAAACATATGGATCCGTAATCATGGTATTTATCACCACAACTACACATACTTTTGCGCAATGTTGCTCCATCTTCTATAATGTTTTCAAGGTCTATTAAGGCTTGCTTATAACCTGAATTGAAACCACATGAGAAGCTTGCAGGTTCCGTATGAACTAGTGTGGGAAGCTTGCTAGCAATCTCAGCGTATTTATTTTTAATCCAATCCTGAATGAACATAATCAATCCTTGATATGGCACCGATTTGCTACGCTGGCTCGGTGATGGCCTCTATACATCCCTTATCGATGGGTAAGAGACTAAACAATAATAGCTCCTAAATTATAAGCCATTATCTTTTGATAACATGGATCACATACTTCCACTATTTCGTCATTCAAGTCGTAATCTAGAAGCATCTTTGCCCTTTCTTCATGCTCTCTTTGCTGTTTTTCTATTGGAGTAATTCTTTGATACTGTTTATGGCAACTTGCACAGGTAAAGCTATTAGGACATTTCATCAATACACATCCCCTATAACAGCTTTGCATTTACCACAATAAATACAAATACCTTCATTATCAATAGGATTAGCTCCTATCAGTTTAATTTGATGTTCGCAATAGTTATCAATCATGGATTGAAGTTTTTTAATAAGCTCTTCAGGATATTTAAGTGAGTATTTATTTTTATGTAGCTCTGTGAAGAAATATAATTCTTCTAGCTCTTCTATCGTGAAGTCATTCATTACATTCCTTAATCTTATCTAAACAATATACATAACCTCTAGTAAAAAACCAAAGAGCTATTACACTTAGATCGGTCTCTACTTTTTTAATTCCTTCCTCGCATGTTTCTAAAGAACATTGAAATTCACGTGAATCCATTACTAAAGCCATAAGGGCATGTTCTTCTTCATTTGTCATTTTTAAATAATTTCCTTCCGTATGATATCACTGTCAATTAATTCCAAAACGAATTTCAACTCATTGATTCGGCCAATCATCTGCTGTAGCTCAATACTGTCTAGCACACCAGGAATGACTCCTTGTTTAGCGCAGTGCTCCATAAATTGCAATCTTGATTCAAGGACTTGGCGAATGCTTAGTCTTTCTTGTTCTGTGGTCTGATTAAATCCCCAAAATTTATCCATTTCATTAATAACCTGTTCATTGGATTGTATATTGTAATTATTAGCAACATCATTCCATATCCTTGAGGAATAAGTTCGTCCTCCAGTGCAATTACAACCATGGTCAAACTCTACTAACTCATGATTGTTATCGAATATCCATGCTGTCATATATCCACATATACTGCACTCATGTGAATCCCAATGAGAAATATTATGCTTGATTGCAGCTTGCTTAAATTCTTCGCCAGTGCGTGCCATGTAATTTTCCAGAAAATAGGTAGCTTAAACCATTTTGTTGCGCTTACCAATACGATTAAACATTTCAAATAACCATTTATCTTTTTCATCAATCTTCATTTGTGGATTTTTTTCATACCAGGCTATTTGCTGTAAATCTTCTTGTGAGAGAAATCCCTTTTCTTTATGTTTTAAAGAAGAAGATGTTTTTATATTCCCAGAAACTGGGCTAATCGGATCTAACTCACCCAGTTTCTGGGCTAACGTACAATTATTTACCAGTACTTTATTTATACGAATCTGGGCTAACGAGCAAATCTTGATCAGTATACTTCCCTTGATAAATTTAACTCCATTGGTACAGCCAATTCTTTGAATTAATCTATAGGTTTCTAGGAGGTTTAATGCTTCATCAAGTGAACTTTTAGAATATCCGGTTAGCTCCGATAATGATTTTCTACTAAATGGAAATGGCTTGTCATTCCGGATAAGGAATCCGAGGAGACGTTGTAAGATAATTTTTTCACGGCGTTTGAGTTTTAATCGCTTGTAGGAAATATCATATACATGTCCATTAAAAGACTTTGAATTTTTACTAGACACGATATATAATCCTTCTGTTATTAGCGTAACACATAGCCAGCAAATAGAGTTAGTCGCTCTAGCTGGCTTTTCTTTTTTTCCTATATTAATTCAACTTATATTCTTAATCTATCTTTGTTTGCTGCCCTATTTATTATCTTGAACAGAATGTTTAAAAAAAATATTGGATCACTAAGTTTTAAAATTTTAAATTTTTTTTGAAATTTTTTGGGGATTTTTTTTTATTATTTTTGGGGAATTATTTTGCTGATATTTATAAGGGATATTTTTATTTAATTTTTTTTGGATAAAATTTATTCATTTGTTTTTAAAATTGATTTATTTTGTGATTGGGAGGGGCTCCAGCAATCGCGAAGGGGGTCGTTTGCCTGGGGTGTACCCCCTATGAAGTCTATGGCATACCTGGCTACCAGGGCACCATACCAGGCCAGCATTGGATCTTATGCGTTTACGCATAGTGCAACCAAAGTATACTTTGACTGACTCATATGATTTACATATTAACCTTCATATAAATAATTAAATTAAATAACTTTGATTGACAATGTAAACCAAAGTTATTATATTGTTTACTGTTTAACTTAATAAGGGCAATCAAATGAACATAGGATATATAAGAGTATCAACCAAAGAACAAAGCACAGCGCGTCAGCTTGATGGCATTAAGCTTGACTTAATATATGAAGAGAAGATAAGTGGTGTAATTAAAGAACGCCCCAAGCTACAAGAATGCCTCATAGCGTTGCGGAAAGGGGATACGTTACACGTACATAGCATGTGTAGACTTGCGCGTAATCTCAAGCATTTACAAGAGATTGTGGAAGAATTAATAAGCCGTGGCGTAGATATTCAGTTCCACAAAGAAGGATTAATATTTAAGGGTGACTCAACTAATGCATTCTCTATGCTTATACTTCATTTACTTGGAGCAGTAGCACAGTTTGAAAGAACTAACTTAAAGGAACGTCAAGCGGAAGGAATAACTCAAGCTAAACTCAAGGGAACTAAAACAGGCAAACCATTCGGTCAAGTTCCCTTAGACATGAGTAAGGCTAGCATAGCCAAAGACTTACATATCAATGGAATGAGTAAAAGTGCCATTGCAAAACATATGAATCTATCAAGACCAAGTGTATTAAAACTAATCAACAGCTGAGGTAAACGAAAGATACTAATTAAATATCCATACAAAGCCTCAAATAGCCTTTACAACACATCAATAGTCTCTCTTATACTTCTCCTCAAGGTCAATAATACTGGCCTTGATATCTTTTAAGTCATCACTATTAACAGTCTCTACAATCTGCTTTTCAACCCAACCATATTTTGCACCCTTAGTCTTCATATATAGTGACTGAGATTTCTCATTCCCATTAAGAGCTTGCATAACAACAGTCTTAGAAACACGTTCAATAGCTTCAGGTTCAGCGCATGTGAGCTCAAATTCATAATGTTTCTTAAGTGTAGCTTCATCAATACCAATAACCTTTGCAATCATATATTGAGGAATACCAGCAATAGCTAAATCGCTAACACGCTGTTTCAATTTAAAAGACGGTTCGTGTGGATTATGTACAGCCATGATTACATTTCCTTATGCAGTTTTACGTTTATACAAAGCACGTTTAAGTTCGATTTTTTTAGCTTTAGCTGAATCAGATAATTCCAAATTAGAAACTGGAAGAGCAGATTCAACCGCTTCAATAATCTCATCCACATTAACATTTGGTTCATTAACAATTGGCTTAACCACATCACATTCTTTTATTTTACCAGTACCATCACAGGCATTACATTCACCAATAATGTTACCCAGTTTAGGAACTTTTTTAGCTCCATTACAGCATGGACACCTTACTAACTCTGACATATTAATCCTTTAATTATCAAAACTGTTTAAACTATACCCTAAAACTCAATAAATTAAAATAAATCAAAAACAAGTAAAAATAAATGAAAATAAGCATTGACTAGTAAACTATGCTTTATTATAATCACCACATATTAACCAACATGAGGACAATCAAAATGAGCAGAAGCAGTGAAAGAGAGTTAATCGAGAACTTAGAATCAACAATCAAAGAGCGAATCACTTGGAACAAAGAAAATGGGCATTATGACGGCTTTGACCGTGACCAAGTGCTGGAAGACTTAGAAGACGTGCGTTTGGAGATAATTGACGGTGAATTACCGATTTATTATCACGATATGGCAAAGCTACTCGCTGAAAATACAAGATTCGCGGATGTTGACGACACGGGCATTTTACCAGAAAACCCCACTGCATGGGATATCATTACAGCGTCAGTGATGGAATGGTTAATCGGTGAATTTTTCGAATTAGCTTGTGATGCAGTAGACGAGTTAATGCCAGAATTGAGTGAGGAGTACGCAGAATGAGCGATTTTGAATTTAAAGAATCAAAGCCTATACGAAACTTAAGGGTAGGCGATTGCATCAGCGTTTCAGGTTATTCGAAAGATGCAGCCGAGATTGAGGAAATACGTCCTATTTCAACCTGTCTGATGGTTACATTATCGAATGGTGACGCAAAACTATTTAACTCAACCGATTTTGATAAGCTTATACGCTGCTATAAGATTTAAGGGGATACAATGAAGAATGAACTAGAATGGCGCACAATTTATTATCACGAAGAATTAGACATAGACGGGAGTTTAATTCATGTTGAATGGGTCGAAGAGGCCAGCTATAAGCACGGGCTACTGATTCGAAGCATATTCGATCAGACCTATAAGGAGCACATGCTACAAGTGAGGAATGAATCAATAACATTCGTTCCAAGCATTTAACATTAACAAAAATAGGACAATCAAATGCATAACAAACTAATATTTAAAATTCTAGATAAACAAGCAACAGAAGTTGTTCAAATAGCAATGCTTTTAAGCGAAAACAAAGAAGAGGCAGAAGATTTAATTCATGAAATATTAGATGAAGCCCTTCGACAACTATGGAGACTTAAAGATTGAAAACATATACTCAAAGTGAATTAGAAATAGAACTTTTAAAACAAAAAAATGAAGAAATCTATAGAACTTTTGGACTCATTTACAAGGTATTAGACAATTTAGAGCGTAATCAATATTGGCTCTTAGGTTTAATGGGAACTGGATTCTTAGGGCTATTAGGAATAATGGCTCATGGATTTAAGTGGATTATTTAAATAAAAATAAGGAAATCATGAACAACAATGAAAGCTATCAAGAAAACAAAAGTTTTTTCTTAAATTTCATGTTAGCAGCTTTAGATAGTGAAGATGAAGTAAGCATTTGTGTATTAGCTACTTTAGTTCAATTCATTAAAATATTAAGAGGTAAAATTACCGCTATTGCTAATAAAAATGATGGTCATATAGATACAATTCAGGTTATCGATTCTGAAATTGAAGCGTTGAGAAGTTGTATTTTAGATTTAAATAATTGTAAAGAATTTATAATCAAGGGAGTAAAAAAGCAATGAATCTTACCCATGGACAGTCTAAAATTTTAAATGCATGTGAATTTAATATAATTTCTTTACAGAATTTAAAAAAAGGATTGATTGAATGTACCAAAGAAAATCATCAAGGGAGCTGGGCTATTGCTGGAGTAATTATTAGTTTAAGTGCCCAATTAATGGCAGTTATGAATGAAGTAATACTTAAATCTAATTTGAGTTCAAACCCTAATGCCAGAGATGATTTAAGAGAAATTCAATTAAAATTTAACGAATTTATTGAAGATATGATTAACCATGAATAAATGCCTAAAAATACTTATTAGAAAATAACCGCCAAATTCTTCGTTTAAAGGGGTATAAAATTTTACCCCTAGTCAACATATACATTTTATATTATCTCTTAACCTGAATTAATTTTGATGCCTTAAATTTGATTTATCCACATAATCTGTGGGTATGTTTGTGCATAAGGCTAAAAATGTTCTATTTTACAACCGAAAGCTGAATGCTCGGGATTTTTACTCTTTGCGTAAGGCTTTCTAAAATATCCGGGTTCTATAGCTAAAAATGTTCCTTCGTTAAAAGCAAAAACAAGCTCAAAAGTATCGCCAAAACGATTTTTTCTGCATTTAACAACAAATTGATTTTTATAACTGACATCCTCTTGATAAAGTTCCGGCCTATCAACTCCTAGCCATAAAGTTGAGCTTCTATGGCCGCCACTAGAATCAGCTGCATCATGAGGCCATGGGCATCTATCATCATTCGCACGGTTAGAAGCACCGCGATTAATTTGGGATAAGGCAATCACTGTGCAATTTAATTCTATAGCTAACTGAGCAAGTTTTGAGGTCACATCAGATTGTTTTAAATCATTTCTTTCAAACTGAGTTTTATTTTGCACTAATCCTAAGTAATCCACGACAATTACAGAGATTTTATTTTCCATAGCCCTTAACCTGGAAGTTGTTAGTATAAAATCTATATCCGAAACTGCATGCGACATTGAGGTGTCATAAATCTTAATTGGAATTTCTTCCCGACTGGCTATAGCTTGGAATCGTTCTTCAGAATTGAGCTTTTCAAATTGCTTTCCACCACAAATTCCAACATGCCTTAGCCAAATATGCTTAGATTCCATTTCAATTGAAAAAAATAAGCTTTCAGTATTAACTTGGGCTCTGGCTATACAATCCAGTAAAAAAATAGAAAATCCTGTCTTCCCTACACTAGCTCCGGCTGCAACAATAATTAAACTTTTAGGCATGATGCCGCCATTTAAAGCATCATTAAGTTGAGAGCAAGTAGTCGCAATCTTAGAATCTTCACCAAGTTTTCCATCATAGTAAGCTTCAGCTAATTCATTTCCACTGATTCCAATTTTATTTACGGAATAATTTAAGTTGGAAATTTCATTAATTCTATTTTTCAAAATCATTTGCGCTTCAATTGGATCATGGCAATTTCTAACTTCATCTAGCATAAATTCAGTAACTCTTAGTTGTTTGCGTAAATTATTCAGGATTATAAGGCGGTCTATGTCAGATTCAAAAGTAGATTCTGAAACATGATACTTTTGGTAATTATCCATTATCCAGGCTAAACAGGCGGATAGTTCTTTGTTATCTGCTCCTAAAATAACCAAAATATCTACAAAATGAAATGATTCCTGCTTTATAAAACAATTCTTTACTATAGAAAATAGTTTTTTTGTATCTGGATTGTAAAAGCATTCATGAGTTAACTTTAAAAAAGCTTTTTGAACTTTTTCAGATTTATGATTTTCAAAATGCATTAAATTTTCAAGAACCCTTTGTTCAAGCTCAAATGAATAATTAACTGGCGTCATGAATAGGCACCCTCTAGAAATTTAACCAATGTATTCCAGCGTGCAAAAGTTTCTAATCCATTTTTTTTCTTAATTCCACTTGGCAATTCATATTCGCGTAAAGCGAATTTAGGGGCTAATTCTTTCAAAGCAGTTAAATAAAGCTTAAATCCTTCTGGAGTTAACTCGCGCTGCTTAGGGTCTGCTTCTGGCCATCGCTTAATTAAAGTCCTCAAAACCTTTTCAAGAGAAGTGGATATCAAAGACCTGTGAGGTTGTGGATTGTCAGGGAACACCTCTCGATAAATGTCAATCAGCCCCATTAACTGGTTTTTGGGGTTTTTATTTTTTTTATTTTTAATTGCTGTTATTGGCGAATTTTCAAATTCGCTAGTAGTAGTATTATTATCTTTGTTTTTTAAAGGAAGTATATTTGTTTTATATGTTTCCTGATTTTCAGTTTCCTGATTTTCAGGATGCGGTAAATTGTAAGGTTTAAGATGTAACTTGTAATTGTATGTAAGGAAATGACCTGCATGACGTTGTTGAGTTCTACTTAAAAGTTTTAAATCGAGTAAAGCTGTCAACAATCGATAACATTTGTCTTTAGACATTTTGAAGTGATTCATAAGCTCTTTTGCTTGAATATTCCAGCCGGGGGGTTTGGTTAAAAGATAACAATATATGCCTAAAACAGCGGGATCGGTGATATTTTGAATGGTTTCATTTACAACAATCGTGCAACCTAAATCTTCTTTCTCAAAATTTCCTGTGAATTTTTCAATAGCCATGATATAATTTTCCTGTATTGCCATGATATATACACTCATATTGCCATGATCGTATTGCCATGATCGTATTGCCATGATATATACATGTTATAAATTTAAACAGTTAAGGCAAAGAACCGGGTAAAGTTACTAATGCTTTAACAACTTTTTAGACATAGACAAGGATGTCTACTTTTATCCTACATGATGTAGAATAGCCTTCCTAATCATAACATTAATAGAATTATTAATAATCATCATTTTTTATTTTATTCGTGATAAAAATCTTTTTAGCAAACCTATTTGTAAATGTTAGCCACCGCATTAAACCATAAGATAATAGTAAAATAGCAGCCCACATTGGTATAAAATCATACAAAACTGCAGTGGGAAGAAGAATGCTATAAGAAAATTGGAAGGCTAAAAAAAACATGCAAATATTAAAAACTGTAACTTTCATAATCATCCTTGGTAGTTTGTTTTAAATATGTGGGATAGATGTAATTCCTTTACGGTGTTTGAATTTAGGAGATGGATCTAACTCATCAGGGAGTAAATATCCATTAGTCATTTCTGCAATACGATATTGTTGCAATAATGGAATATACCCTTGTTTCTTCCATTTTGTAATATTTTGTACTGTTATATCTAACATTTTACATGCTCTATAAAGTGTTCCAAAATAGATTTCTGTTTCATCAAGTGTCATGTTTAACCTCATTTATTTTTATTTCATCAAGTCCGTTTGATTTAAACTCTAGTTTACTCTATAATAATTACTTAGAAAAGGAGTTTCTATGCTAACGGATAAGCAAAAGGCCATGAGGGCTAGTGGAATTGGTGCATCGGATTCGCCAATTATTATGGGATATTCTAATTACAAAACACCATATCAACTTTATTTAGAAAAGACAGGCTTGATCACGGATGAACAGGAAGAAACTGAACAACAATATTGGGGTAACGCCATGGAACCCCTCATTATTAAACGCTTTGCTGAAAAAAATAAGTTTGATATTACATTCCCAGATACTATATACCATCCTGATCACCCTTTTATATTTGCCAATTTGGACGGTTGGATTGAATCTGAAAATGCCGTTATTGAAGCAAAATCTGCCAATTCTTATCAACGTAAAGAATGGGATTCAGCCACTTCGGACGGGATTCCGTTAGTTTATTTAATCCAAATTGCTAAACAAGTCGCAGTGTCTAATGCTTCAATAGGCTATTGTGCTGTATTAATTGGCGGTAGCGAATATAAACAATTTATCTATGAACGTGATAAAGCCCTTGAAGAACTTATTATACAATCCGATATCGATTTTTGGCATTGTGTAACGAATCGCATTGAACCTGCAGCTAAAAATACTAATGACTGTCGTCTTAAATATCGTACGGTTTCTCCAGATAAAGTCACTGTAATCTCCTATAAAACATCCAATGCTTTAGCTGAATTAATGCATGTTAAAAGTGAACTTAAAAAATTATTAGAAGCTGAAGAAGAATTTAAAATGAATCTTATGAGTCACATGGCTGATGCTGAATATTTAATGGGAACTGATGGGGAATTATTAGCTACTTGGAAAGCTAATAAAAAAGGAACACGAGTTTTTAATATTAAGTGAGGGATCACATGGTTAATATGGGCGTAGCTGTAACTTCTGAATCATTTCCGGAAGTAAGAAATATAAAAAACACAAGATTAGATGATAGTTTATTCTCAAAAGAATTGGCTCCCCATTACATGCAATTAGCATCTAAATTAGCAAATTCAGAATTAGTCCCAAAATGCTACCGTGGTAAGCCGCAAGACTTATTTTTGGCTTGGGCTATGGGTTACTCTATGGGAATGTCACCTGAGCAATCTATGCAGTGTATAGCGATTATTAATGGACGTGCTTGCATGTGGGGAGATGAAATGCTGGCATTATGTATGACGCATAAAGATTTTATCGACATTATTGAAGAGACTGTGCTTAATGGAAATTCAATCATCGGCTATCAATGCACTGTCAAACGTAAAAATATGACCGATCATGTTTATACTTTTACGGTTGATATGGCTAAAAAAGCAGGATTGTTATCAAAGCCTGGAACCTGGAGTCAATATCCTGAAAGGATGTTACAACTTCGAGCGCGCGCATTTGCTTTGAGAAATAGATTTCCTGATGCACTTAAAGGGATTAAATCACGGGAAGAAGTAGAAGATTACATTGATGTAGAATATAAATCAATTGATGACAAAATATCTAGAACTGAATTTTTAAAAAAGGATTTATTAACTAAAGGGAACTTAAATGTTGAAAATATTTCTGAAACCGCTCATGTCACTTGTTCAATGGAGAATCAATCAGATTCACAAGAAGCAGACCAAATCAACAAATCCAATACTGTGGATGAATTTAGAAAATCAGAAAATAACTCTGATGCAGAATCTCATATCACTAATAACACTCTCCCAGAAAAAATCACCCTTATTCACCAACTTTTGGAAGAAAAAGGATTCACTAATGATCGACTTCTTAAAGCTCTAAAATATTATGAAATAGATGATATTCAATCTATGACAGATGATTTTGCAGATCACTTTATCAGTCAATTAAACAAATCTTAAGGAATTATTATGGTCAATCAAGCGACAATATTGGGTCGAATTGGGAAAATTGAGACAAAAATATCTAAAAGTGGTATTTCATATACCAATATGAGTATGGTGACTTCTAAAAAATTCATGAAAAATGGACAAAAAGAAGAAAAAGTTACTTGGCATAATGTCACTTGCTTTGGAAAGCTTTCTGAAATAGCAGAAAAATATGTAGCAGTAGGTGATATGCTTTATATCCAAGGTGAAATGGATAGTCAAAAATATGCAGGACAAGACGGTATAGAAAGAATTAAAAATTATGTGATTGCTGGAGAATTAAAATTACTGCCAAAGGCAAAAGAACATAAATCCGAAACTAAGCCAGCTGCTTCTTATATGTCTGATTTTGGTGATGATGCAATCCCATTTTAATTCCTATCATTTTAGAAAGTGTTATGTCTAAACATCCATTTAATTGAGGTTGTCTTGTAATTAAAATTGAATCAATTTGGTAGTCATCTTCATATACTCCCGCGTGCTGAAGAGAATCTAATAAACTCTTTAGCACATTATCTAAGTCTCTGCGTCTTTTATCAGGAGGATAGGCTTCAATTACAATAGATAGTTTCTCTTCAGGCCTAAAGAGTCCTTTAAATTTGTGACAAAGTATTACAGTATGAGCACGAAACTCATTTCCTTTTTTACTAATAAAATAAGTGGCTCCATTTCTGCGCCAATATTGATTGACACTTGGAGGCCATGGTAATGTTACATTTACCAAGCGGCTCGATTCATCCATCCGTTTCTAAAAATCTCCAATTCAGGTTTAGCTGATAAAATTCTTATGTAAGAAAATTTAGCTTCCTCTCTTAATTTTTGACGCAACAAATAGGGATCTAATCTATTTGCTGCACCAAAAGTTAATCCACCTAAAATTCCGTCAACAATTATAGGCTTCTCATTGAGCTGATTTATGGCTATCTGAAGCAACTTATGAGCCGCATAGCCGCCCATGTTGACAGCAAGGTCGAATACTTTTTCAACAACTTCTAAAGCATTAAACGCTGAATATTTATAGTGATCCCACCAAAATTCCCGATAAATCTCTATAGCATCCTGCTTTGGTAGGCCAATAATATCTTCTCTATCGATAATTCCATCTCCATTAACATCATAACCAATAGAACGTAAATATCTTAAGGAAATTCCCCATTGGGTTATTCCTCCTAAATCATTTTTATTGTCAATTAATCCACCTTCATGTTCTAAAATAATATTTACACAATCATTAAACATTTCTTCAGGTGTTAAGGCATCCATATTTTATCCTGTTTAAAACATGTATTTTCATGTTCTTCATAATGAGAGGCACCAAATAAACGTACCACAACAAAGAATTTCATGGCTGTTAATCGTGTTACCCCACTTTCTACTAAAGATGAATAAAGTACTTCATCAGACCACTCACGACTACCAAGATTGCCGCAAGTATAAAGATAATCATGTAGAATCGCGGGAGCAACAAAAGCCGTATACTGAGGCGCAAATATAGACCATAGAGGGCGCGGGATACTCGCCAAATTCGTCTTGAAATCCTTGGGCACAACATATTGTCCTCCGTCTATAAGTACATGCATTGCTTCACATGTATGATAGATATAGTGTTTAAATGGTTTAATGCAAGCTTCGTCTTGGAAAACAATGGTGTGAGGAGTTGCGCAGGCTATTAAAACTGCTAGAAAGAAATAAACTATCATCACAAACACCAATCCTTGGCGTATTTTCTTCATAAAATCCTTGGGTACCTATAGGAAAATGGAAGAATATATGGAGTATATTGAAACCTATAGGTACAGATTTAGTATAGCAGTATTTAAGCGGAAGAATAGACTGAGCGGATTAATCTTATCTTTTAGGACAATCAATCGATAAAGGGATTAATCCGCTCAAGTTTTAACATTCTACAGTAGGTTCATCATGAGTAACAACAGGTTCATCAACTTTAGTTTCATTATTAATTTTATTTAATTCAGAAATTTGATAATCAACTTCAGCTTTATGTCCTTGAAGAATATAAACTTGCTGGGTGCCCAAATTGATAGAATTTTCTAATTGTTGTCTTCTTTCCTGTAGTTCAACTAATGTCATTTTAACTTCCTTATTTAGTGATTATATAATTAAAAGTTCCTACACCTGCATCAGCGGAATTTGTAACAACAAAACTACCGTTTCCAGGAACAATTTTCAATACTGAAGCCGCATTAGCTTGCGTATTCCAATTACCTACAACCATACTACCAGTTGTACAAAAATCATCAGTAAAGGATTGTGCAGCATTTCCTCCACCTGCAGCAGCTCCTGCTACTGATTTCATGCGAATAGCAGATGTAGCAACAACGATTCCACCTGTAGCAGCACCAATGTCACCCATAGTATAAACTGTGGATTGATTCATTGTTCCATTGCTGATAGTAGTATTAAAAGCACCACCTGCATTAACAGCTGCTAATATTAAACTACCATTTGCGGTGGTTCCTGGAAATGAAGTGACAGTTCCTGGGGCTCCAGAAATACCAGCCGTCAAATTACCGCCATCAATCTGTAAATTTCCTACAGTGATATGTTGGGTTCCAGTGGTTTTTGATAAAATGAAATTAGCTGTTGCTGCGCCTGAGTCAGGGATTGTGATAACTTGTGCTTGACCTAAACCCGCGATGTCACTCACAGTAGTTGCAAAGTTTCCTACGTTACCAACTGGTGTTAATCTTAAACTTCCATTGGTTGTGGTTGCAGGATAAAGCAATAAACCACCAGCTGTTCCGCCTGTTGCAATACCCGAAGATATTGTGCCAGCATCTACTGCTAATGAACCTACTGTAATATGCTGAGTTCCTGTAAGCTTGGAAATAATAATATTTGCAGTAGCAGAGCCTGAATCTGGAATACTATAAACAGATGCCTGCCCATGTGACGCATTACTAATAGTAACCAGTGTGTCACCTGTATTTGCAACAGCTGTTAATCGTAAAGAACCCTTAGCTAATGTAGCTGGAAAAGAAGCTAGATATCCAGCTGTTCCAGATAACCCGGCTTGTATATTTCCACCATTTATTGCAGTCGCAACGTCTTCAGATAAAGTTCCTAATGCATCTGTAAATATTGCCATATGATTTGCAATAGTTGGTAGAGTCACTCCTCCTGGACTTGTAGTAGGAAGAATAGACCAATTGGAGCCCGAATGACTTATTTGATAAGTTCCTACTTTAAATGCTGAAGTAGGAGTGGCTTTTGTACTTACAATAGCCAAACAAGGAAGTTGAAATGAAATTCCATTTTGAACTTCACCATTTAAAAATCCAGCAGTTAAAACTTGAGCTTCAGTGCTGTCTGTATAGATATATGCAACGCTTGGTAATACGCCTACCAGACCTGCCTGGACGGTTTGAATATTAATTATAGCCATTCTATCTCTCCTTAGATTATTTTTGACGTCATGTCATTTAAAGCTATTTAAATCTTATGCCATTGTAAACTACCCAAATGCTCTCTGCATCTTGGAATTTCCATGCGCAAGTTCGGCTATCTAATTTTACACCTTGAGTTACATTATCCATCAAAACGCCATTAATTGAACCGTTTAATGGAATAAAACAATCAACATTTAATAAATTTATGCCCCTGGCCTTATTTAAGTAAATTTGTGAGACATTAGTGCCAGAAATAGTGGTATTGATGACCTGTGTCATTCTAATGCCTGCTGCAATTCCTTCGGTATTATCAGAATTTAATGCGCCATCTAAATAAATTCCGTGATTCCAGCTCGTATCAATTCCTGATTCACGACCAATTATAATGCCACTTATGGTAAATGTATGTCTATTATAAGAATTTATACTGCTATCAGTATCTTTATCGGCCTGAACATAAATAGCAATGCCATTATTAGTTCCTTTTCCTGCTAGAATAGTTAAGTCCTTAATAGAACCACCGGAATGGTCAGTCCCTCGCATCCAATGAAAAAATGCGCCACCCTGAAAATCACGTATTAAAGTTGTCGAACCTATTCCATCACCCACAATGTTTAGAGCACATGGGAATGGATCTAAAGGTGTCATAAAATGATGCTCTCCATTCCCCACATAAATTGTGCGTGATATTGATGAAGAACACGCTTCTTTCGCATATTGATTAAATTTTAAACTAAAATCTTCTGCGGCTAATAATGGACAGGATATAATCCATAATAATGTTATAAATTTATACATTTAGGAGAATTCCCACACTACTATAAGTCCAGCTGTTCCTGGGCCTCCAGCCCTATTTGTGGCCGCGCCTGTTAGAGCACCTGAACCACCAGCACCATAATTAGAAGCCCCATTTCCTGTGGCTGCTACTGTTAGTGGCGCTCCTCCTCCTCCATAAAATGAATTACCTCCAAATCCAGATTGGCCTGCATTTGCTGATAATACAATTCCTACGCCTCCCGATTGGCCACCAATATTTACATCTCCATTTGTACCTGTACCGCCTACTCCACCCAATGTAAATAATCCTGTTGTGGATCCAGCTGTACCAATTCCTCCAGCGCCTCCAGTTGCCTGGAGTGAAGCACCAAATGTTGTTGTTCCGCCTGGACTTCCATTATTTGTTCCTGCAGTTCCTCCAGCACCCAACGCTCCTACTGTGTAGGTATAAGTTCCTGACGCTGAAGCTATATAAAGTCTTGCATAGCCTCCGCTTCCTCCGCCGCCTGCCGCAGATACAGATGCAGCTGTTGCAGTTACACCTCCTCCACCGCCTCCTCCACCAAGTACTTCAACTAAAATTGAAGTTACATTTGCAGGTTTCGTATAAGTAGCAGCAGATCCTGAAGTAAATACCTGGAAACTTCTAACACCACCAGTTGCCGTTAAATTGGTAGCCACACCAGATGTAGGCGTTCCAAGTAAAGGTGTTACAAAAGTTGGCGACGTAGTTCCGGCATGACTTCCAGTTCCAGACTGCCCCGACAAAGTCACATTATGTTGATTATTAGTTGCCATGATTTAATCCTTTAAGCGACTGTCAATCCAGTTGATAATACATAATCAACCGACCATGTAGTATTGGCTACAAGACCCGTAACTTTAACCGTATCATACTGATTAGCAGAGGTTAAGCTTCCGGCTGAGCTTGTCACTGATGAGCCAATTCTTATAGTAGTGGCAGTTCCTGCAGCTAATACCCAACCTCCAGCACCAAGGCCTTTGATTTCAATCTCATCACCAATAGCGAATGTTGTAGGTAGGGTCACAGTAACAGCTCCAGCATTATTGGTTATATAACCATTATTTACTGCAGCTGATTGTGTTGTACCAGTCACCGTTGACCAGCTCATGCCTGAAGTAGATGAGGAGATCGTGATACTAGCCGCCCCATTGGTAATGGTAATCCCTGATCCAGCAGTTAACGTAGCAGCTGTAGGCGTTGCACCAGTTGATCCAATAATAAGCTGTCCATTGGACATGGTTCCAGACCAAACAGGCGTACCTGTACTTCCGGTTACTAATGTTGAACTATTAGTTCCTGCTACTAGTCCAGTTCCCACAGGTAAGCCTGTGCATGAGGTGAGCACTCCGGCTGTTGGAGTGCCTAAAGCTGGAGTTGTAAAGCTTGGCGACACATTTCCTGCAAAATTTCCTGTGCCTGAGGCGCCTGACAAGCCTAAGTCAATCTGATTTCTAGTTGCCATTTCTAAAGTCCTTTTATGAAATTGTTAATCCTGCGGAGTTTGTAGTCCTTACTCTCCATGTTAAATTTGCGACAATACATGTTACATATACATTGTCACTGATTGCCACGCTCGAAAGACTTCCAGCACTTGAGGTTGTAGCTGAACCAATTTTTATCGTTTGACCTGCATTAGCGGTTAATATCCAGCCACCTGCTCCTAGTCCTTCTACTGCGATTTCACTTCCAATTGCTGCAGTTGCTGGTAATGTAACAGTTACAGCTCCTGCATTATTTACAATATAGCCATTATCAACAGCCGCTGATTGTGATGTGCCTGAAACTGTAGACCAAGTCATGCCGGATGCAGTTGAATTTATTGTAATGCTTGCAGCACCATTAACAATTGAAATCCCTGTTCCTGCTGTTAAAGTAGATGCAGTTGGAGTTGCTCCAGTAGAACCAATTATTAATTGGCCGTTGGTCATTGTATTTGACCAAGCAGGAACGCCAGAAGAATTCGTAACTAATACTGAACTATGAGTTCCTAAAGATAAACCTGTGCCTACTGGTAATCCTGTACAATTAGTCAATATGCCACTAATTGGAGTACCTAAAACTTCATTAGAAAGTGTTACAGAATCAAGAGTTCCTCCTGTTATAGCCACAGAGGAAGCATTTTGAACAGCCATGGTTCCAAGACCAAGATTTGCTCTAGCACCAGTCGCCGTTGTCGCTCCTGTTCCGCCATTTGCAATGGGTACAACTACACCAGGAGGTAAAGCACCTGTATAGGTAAAGCGTGTATTTAAGCCACCTCTTAATCCTACAATGATGTCATTTACTAAAAGCGTGCCTCCATCAACAAAGGTACTAAATTTCTGATCGGGTAGTAATGCCATAATCCACACTCCTTGTGAGATTAATTTTTAACAAGCAGGTAAAGCGTAAAAGACTACACTTATATCTGTGGCAGCTACTGGAGCCATAAAATGAAGCACATCTGCGGCTTTAACTTCTCTCGCATAATATTCACTTCCGATAATTAATTCAGATGTAGTAGCAGCAAAACTAGTTCCCGCTGGCACTGCGGCTGTTGCATTTAATGCGCACCAGACTTCTGCATTAGCCTTCACTTGGATAATTGCTAAAAATCTATTAACTTCATTTAACGGTGCACCAATAGCTCCGCTACTAGGAACTGTAAGAGTAGTGTCAGTTGTAATGGCTAACGCCGCACTGAATTTTAGATCAGAAAATGGCAATCCAAATCCATTGTAACCTGCAATGTCCTTTTGTAACTTGTATTGTGTAGTCATAATTATCCTTAATTATTAAACTATTCCTAGTCGTGCCTCTATAGTATAATGCGCAGCTATATAAGCGGATGAGTAATCACCAACCGTTGCAAATGTGTAAAATTTTGTGTTGTTAGCTGCATCATAACTTGAAAATTTAGATCCTAAAGTCAATTGAGTCCAGTTTGCAGATGACGTATCCACTGGAGTCTGAGAAACTCCTGCATAAATTAATACAACTCTTACATTATTTATTGTGCCTGCTACAGGGTTGTATAATGTTACCGTAGGATTGGTAACACGTTTAGCTGTACTAAATCTAATAGTGAAAGGTGATTCACCCACTAATGTATTGCCGCCACTTACTACAGTCTGTGATGGAAATATAGGATAAGTAGTTGTAGATGCTGTACCTGGTGCAATACCTGAATCATAACTATTCTCATAATAATATTGGCATTCTCTTAATACTTCATCAGGAGTTTGTGGCGCGGGTCTAGTAGGTATATCTCCAGGAATTAAAGATACAGAATTTACAACGACCACTGTAGATATTGCGACATAAGCAAATGTCACAATGATACAGAATTTATTAGTATCTGAAATTTCAGTCGGATCTGTTACTTCCCAGCCATTAAATCCATAATCATTATTGGTAGAATCTATTTGGTCATTAGTTACTACAGTAGATAAAGTACCTTTCCCAACTATATTTAAGTTTCCTCTAGGAATCTCAGTCCAATTTAGTCCTTGACCGGCTGTATTGTTTTTAGTGAAATTGCCATTGATATCTAAATTTCCAATTAAATTTCCTAATGTCGGAAAAACTGCAGCAGATGAACCGCGATATAAGGAAATCTGAAATGTAATTGCTCCTCCAGCTGAACCTCTATAGGCATTTAAATTTACAGATAATTTTGAACCCAGAATTTTTGAAGCTTCTGCACCACTTAAATATTGACAGATTAAAAAAGCATCAGGAACCGCCCCTGCTGTTGTAAATTGTAATCCACCTGTAATGCTATTTCTTGTATATGCAATATTTGTAGCCCCACGCGCTGCTATAGTCTGATCCCATATGTAGGCACCTGCTCCAGACAAATTACCAGTTTGACCAAGTTGTGCAGGATTTAATGGAAAATCCCATCCTGTTAACAGACTAGAAATGGGTTTAAAATTTATTTGTGATTGATAATAATGAAATAGATGATCAATTTGTCGGTATTGAGATTCTTGGTCATATACAATATCACTTACAACTGCCAATCCTGTAGGTGCAATCATCACACTTGTAATGGCTATGTTTACTCCTACAGGCAAAACTAAATCAATGTCTATATAAGAATTTGGAAAAAATTGAAGACTATCTGAAATAGGAATATTTCCAGTTCCAGGGAATGCATCATAATTTCCATTGCCGTTTAATATGCCAGCAACTATTAATTTATCAATAACTGTGCCATCTGATTGACTATAAACCATTGTTATTGTAGTACTCGTGCCACCAAATGTTTTTGCAACAAATGATGCTGCCAAATTACCTGAGCCCCATAAATTTGGTGAACCAAATATTCTTTGACGTAATCTTAAAGCACTTAACCCTGCCGAATTTATTTCTAAAATAGTCCCTGGATTAGTAATTATATTAATATCACCAACAGGAGTTATTTGATTGACTGTTACAGTTCCTATCCCAGGTGATGTCACAACCAAATCCCAATTGGGAGCTATATTTACAGTTTTTGTTTCAGTATTAAAATTATATGTATAGGTTGAAACTGTTGTATCAAATAGAACTTCAGCAAATTGAGGATTGGAGATTTCATTTTCAAATGCACTTGATACGCCATTTTGACCAGACATTGGAATAAAAGGAACTGGATCACGAACAAATTGAGGAACTAAACCGGAACTTTGTACTATGACTCGATAATAATCAACAGTAACTAAATCAGAACCATAAGGTAGAAAATAGGGGATTACAGGATTTCCTAATGAATCTTCAAATGTGCCGATTGAACTCAATATCATTGGATTTGGTAATTGAATATAGGTAAAATTTGGATCTGCACCAGTTATTTGATAAACAGGCTTCAATGTTCCAGGCTGTAAAGAACGTTCAAATGTGACTATTCCGCCAGATAATGGGGCACCTGTATCTTTATCTAGAAATACCGTCTCTAAACTAAAAGCGGGGATAAAATGTTGGTCTGTAGCCATTGCAAAATCCTTTTGCAGTTTTATATTTCTAAATTAAATTATTACTCATCGTCACAACAATCACATGATGAATGACAATCACACTTATTCAACCATAATACTAGATATATACAAAATGATAATACAAATGCATTCCACATGTTATTCTCCAAATGAAATTTTTATTATACCTTATTTTGATTAAAATAAAATCATTTTATTAAACCAAAGTTTATCATTTGTGTAACATCCTACCAATCTCTTCTACACCTAGAGCAGTTCCAGCAATTTTACCAGCACTTTTTAAAAGACCCATATTTCTTTTATGTTTTAATGCTTTACCAAGCATCTTCTCAATTTCAGGATGAGCTTCAAAGAATTTCTTCATTTCTGTAGATTCTTCAGTTAATAATGTGATTGGATTTTTAGGTACTTTCTGACTCTTACCAAATACCTTAGCTAAAGCTGGATTAGAAAAATATGTTCCTTGCAAATCAGCATAACCTTCTTTAGTTTGATTTAAAAGTTTAGCTAAATCTTTATGACCAGATTCTTTAAAATGTTCTTCTATTGAATTATTAATCTGTCTACGTGTGGATAATGCTTCTTTACCAATCTTTCTTTCTGTCGTTAATTTATTAGATAAAGCTGTCTCCCCAATTTCCCTTAAATCTGCCTGTAAATCTCTAAGAGCATTATAGTCGCCATTCTTGGCTCGTATGATTAAATTTTTTGATTCTGGAGTTTTATCTAGAAATTTTTGAGCCTGACTTATTATATTTTTATCAATTGGTATATTACTAATTCCCCGTTTTTCAACTTCTTCTGCTACTGTTTCAAAAGCATTCCCAAGTTCTTTCTTGGCTGAATTAACTTTAGCCTGAGTTTCTCTTATAGCCATTTTTAAATCAGGATTCTTAGCTGCATTATAAATAGATTTAATACCTTTAGTTCCAGGAATTGCTAATGCTGCTATATCTGGCAATGCTCTAATGAGCTTATCACCTCTCTCTGGCTTAACTTCAAGTCCCAAAATTTTTTCTAATCCAGTGTCTTCAGGAATATGAGGAATCAAATCACTTGTATTTAAGTTAGTTCCAGGAATAGGAATATCAATAGCTAATTTTTTCTTAAGCAAATATTTCAATAAATCATGTGGAGAGTTCGCTATAGTCTTGCCTACTTCTGCAGTTCCTGCGCCTAATTGACCTATATTATGAAAAATTGAGCTGACAGGATTTTCTTCAATATATTTTCCACTTTTTTCTAGATTAGATGGAATGTCTTTAATGAAACCACGTCCGGTCTTTAATGCATTGGATAAATTGTTCGCAACATCAGATGCTAATCCTTTAAATCCTGTCCCCTCGGGTTTAATAGATTGAATATTATTATATGGAGTTGGTTCTATTGTAGATTGATTTTCAGGCGGAAATTGTTTCTGTAATACAGATTCTATTTCTTCATGAGACATTTCATCAGGAAATTCACCAATTTCTCCATTTGGTAATTTTACTCTAATAGCCATTATTCAAGCCTCCCTGTAGAAGGATTAAATATTTTAACACCTATTTCAGATTTTTTTTGCGCATTTGATCTTAATCTTCCATAATCTTCCATGGTTCTATTAAATTCATTAGCGGCTTCTTCTAAATATTTAGTCATATATTTTTGCATTGCTATATATGTAGGACTATCTACTAAGCTTTCTAAAATCTTTAAATTTCCTAAAGATTTATCTTGAAGTTCTCTAATGGCTTCAATTCCTATATTTCCTCCAGCTACTTTCAATCTCAATGCTGCTAATTCAGGCTGAAGTGCTCTTGCTGCTAATACTTTACCTTGTTCTTCTGGATTTTCACCAGATAATGCATCAGCCATTTGCTCTAATGAATACCCATATAATTTATTTTGATATTTGCCCATACCACCAATAATCTTATCTTCTAGATTTTTAATTTCATTTACAAATCCTGAACGCTTTTGAAGCTGCTTCACATTTTCTTCGCCCAGAGGATACATTGGTGTTAATTCTTCTAATAGAAAACCTTTACTATCGGCTATATCTCTTAATGATTGCCCACTTCTAAGCAACTTAAGTCCTTCAATTGGATCTATGCCCATTGCTGTAGTTAACCCAATAGCGCGTTTTTTTTCATTAACAGGTTGTTTATCAAAAGAGCTGCCTGATGTAATATCTTCACTTCTTCCTGTCACTGCTTCAGTATGTCTTAATTGTGACTGTAAAACTTGATCGGCAAATGCTTTTATTTCATCTTGAGTTGCTTCAGGATGAGTAGCTACAAAATTGGCAACCATACCATTAACTTTTGCACCACCTTTCCCTCCTGTACGTTGTAATTGCTTAAGTTGTTCTTCTTTTAATGCATCTGCAAGGCTATATTCTTTTGGTTGATGCTTAAGAGCTAAATCTTTTAAAGAATTCGCTAATGTTTTTTCCTGGTCGCTTAATGAATATTCTGTAGGTTTATGTTCCACTTCAAGCTTTTTAAGCTTATTAGATAATTCACGCTGTTGAGTTTCTTGTGCCATCTTAGCGGGTTCTTGCTCAATCTTATAACCTTGTAAGACATTTTCAAATAAATTTTTCCAAGGGGAAGCAATAATTGGTGCTCTTGAGAAATCTGTGAAATTAATAGCCATTTAATGTTTCCTATTTTCAACCGAAAATGCTTGAGCCAATTTTACCACCAGCTACTGCACCTGGAAGGCCTCCAAATAATGCTCCTGCGCCTACGCCTAATGCTTTACCTAAAGTTCCAAATATATCGTTTCGATTAGAATTTTGATTTTGAGCATTTTGGAATGCTAATCCACCTTGTTGATTCAATGCACCACCTAACAGATCGGCTAATGAACCTGATGCTTGGAATCCTTGATTAGCTATTCCTTGTTCGCCGCCTAATCCTATATCATATCGTCCTAAGACATTCTGAAGAAATTGCTGCATGTCCTTGGACAATAATCCTTGAGTGCCTTTAGCTTGATTCATTTGGTCAAGAGGAGTTCCAGCAATACCTCCTGCAGCTGCTGTGTTACCCATTCCACGCGTCAATTCTTCATTAGCGAATTTATATCCTTCTGAAGGCTTATATCCTTCCATCAATTTATTAATAAAGCCTACTGGATCTGCCAGTAACATATCATATTGACTCTGAGCCTTTTGACCTGCTGCTTGACCTTGATTGATAAAAGGATCGTAATATTGATGACCTACACCAGGAATTTGACTAAGATATTTATTAGCCTCTTCCATAGGATTATTTTTTTTGCCACCGCCAAATAAACTATCTAATATGCCCATTTCATATCCTTATGAAATAACCCTTTATGGGTAAGCTACTTTTGTTAATTTATATAAAGCACTTGTTCCCATTCCTGTGCCATCATCTAACTTTACTACTATTTCATTATATGTTGGATTAACTGCAGGACTTGCCACATACCAAATTGTTCCATTCGGTAAAGCATTTATTCCCGTTAATGCATTAATTTCTGTTAATTGAGCCTGCGTAACTGTAGGTAATGTCCAGCCATTATCACTTAATCCATTGCGTAAAACTGTATTCAATTGGTCATTATACATCTGCATCTGTGCAGTAAGAAAGCCATCATTTTTTGTAAATTGTATATTAGCAAAAGTAGGAATGTTCATTGATAGACCTCCAAGAAGCCATCTTGAACAACAAATCCACCAAATCCCCAAAATCTCATTTGAATTGTAAATTGATTGGCTTCACCTAATTTATTAAATCGTGGCTGATTTTTATAATTTCCTGTGGAATGCATAAAGTATGAAATAGCATTGCCGTAAGTTTCACCACCATTTTTAGAGCATGTTACATCTATTCTTGGTTTATAGATTTGACATGAACCACCTTCTATTAATAAAGGTTCATCATCTTCAGAAAACATAGTTAATCCGCTAACTTCGCCTATTATGAAACCTTCACATTCAAATTGAAAATCTACATTCTGTTCAACACCATTTTCTATGGTGAAACTGAATTGATTTACAATAAAGCGGTCGCTAGCTGGTAATCTATAGGTATTACAAATTCTAATTCTTGGAATTTCATATATATTTTCAATGCTGGTTGAAATCGTAGGAATGTCTGTGCTCATCCTCATCAGACTTCCTTGCTTTAATGATATAAAAAATATCTCATTTGCAAAATAGGCTATCTGTCTCGCAGGATGATAGCTAAAATCCCAATCAGTTAAGTCAAAAAACTTTTTAGTTGTAAAATCATACATGATAGAAAAATTATCAAGTTCATGGAAAAAAGTTAGAATATAGAAAATATGTCCATCTTCTCTATAAAATAATGCTGTAGAACTATCAGGTCTATCCACATGACTTAATAATTCATCAATTCCATCTGTAGATAATCTTTCGGCTTGTCCGCCTTGCATGACCATTATCGCTGGTGATGATTTTTCATTGATTCCAAGCCATACAATCATGTCATCCATTGTTGCTATAGTTGCAACACTGGCAACACCATAGTCTATGTTTATTGAGGCATTACGTTCATAGACTTGTAATCCACCAGTATTTGACCATAATTCGCCAACGATGTTTCCTAAGACTAAAAGATAATTACCGTGACCTGGGATTCTTATTGCCGCTTTGGCAAAGTCTGGCTTTGTCTGTAAAGTAAGAACCTGGACAAAATGTAAATCAAATGCTGTAGTAGCTACGCCACTGTTATCATAGCCACTCTCATAAACATACCATTGTGAGCCTGAATGAGAGGTTAAGGCATTTCCAAAGATAAAATAGGTGTTTTGATATGTCACATAATTTGGAATGAAATTTTGTGGCGTTCCTGTATAATTAATTGGAGCTACAAAATCCACACCCACAGAATAATTATATATATATGCTTTTGCATTTCCATCTATAATTACTATTTGAGAACTTAAATTCTCATCCATAAACACATCACCAGTACTAGTTCCAATACTTAGAAGAAATCTAAAACCTAGATTTTGGTCAATTCTATAGATATTACTTCCTATTACAGCTAATAAAAAATTACCTCGTGTTGAATGAAACAGACCTCGTCCTTCATTACCTATAGATAAAATATTTACAGCTGGACTATATCCTGAAAAGTTTAAAAGCCAATTATCACTGATGTACATATTCCATGTGCGCTCATCAGAAATAATAGGATGACGACCGAAAATGCTAGATCCGACTATGCGAACAGGAACTTGTGTAGCATTTGGAGTCAATATTACCATATCAAGTTATCCACCCATGGCCAAGATTTATTTGTCCATAATTTATGCCACCACGTTTTTGTAAGCTAGAAAGCTTGATTATATTTAAATCTAATGGTCCACTTTTCTTGCTTATTTTATCTACATAAGCTGCATGTTGTTTTGCTACTCCTGGAGGCACCGAATAGTTATATTCAGTACATAATCTCATTGCTAAATCATATTTAAGATAGGTTATATAAAACTGATCTAAAGTTAAGGATAAATCTTGATTTATTACTACATTTTGTAACCTAAATTGTCCCCATATGGTTAATGGGAAATTCTGATTGGGGATAAAATATATATATAAATTTGCGCCACCAAAACATCTTTCCATATGCCAGCTTCCTGGTAAAGATTGAATGTTATTAGCACGTGATGTTCCAAAGTATTCGCGTCTACCACGATTTTGTGTTTGATATCTAATTGTATCAATGAAGAAAACAAATGTGTCAATTTCGATAAGATTAGGAATAAAATATTTTTCTTGACCTATAACAGCTGCAAAATCTAATTCTAAATAATATGGGATAAGACAATTATCTACTGTCTTATCCTGAAGTAATTCATTAAGAAATTCTAATCCATCCGTAGCTTGTTGGCCTGACACAGTTTCAAAGCCACGGGAGACAATGCCTGATTCATAATAAGCATTGTTGATTAGCTGTAAAGTTGTGTAGGCCATTTAAGCATCCTAAGTTAATTGTGGTTCCAATTGATCAAGATACCCGGATACAGAAATAGCTGTAGCTGATCCAGTTACAAGATAATCCACTGCATCTGTATAAGGAGAATCTATAGGACATTGCATCATCACAGTTGTTGCAACTGCTGCTACATCACCTGAAGCTCTGCTGTAACCATTTGTGGCACTTGATAAACCTGGACGTAATTCAACAGTGTTATTAGCTGCAGTAGGAGTAAATACGACTAAGAAAATAGCATCACTGATTGTTCCCATTGCAGGAATCCCAGCACTACAATCTACAGAAGCGAAAGTTGCAGAAGAACCCGCTGTGATACTGGTAGCTATAGCCACATCCCACCACATCCATCTATCAGCTGTAACGCCATATTGACGGAAAGCTAAAATATGAGAAGAACCATCAGTTTTAATAAAACCGATTCTTCTAAACATGTCATAACCTTTTGGTAAAGTTGGAGCAGTTAAGCTTAGAGATAACAAGGCTGAACCTGGATTAACTCCATAGCTATCACCGATTGCATGTACGGCATAGAAAGTGGATGCTGCAACTGTTCCAGTATCGATACCACCAGCACCAGATAAAGTGACATCAATGGTTACTGCACCTGCTCCAGCGGCTACGGGCTCAACACCTGTTTGAGTGGCGGCGACATTTAAAGGAAGACCTACCTTGATATCATTAGTATTTGTAGAGTCGCGGCATAAGCCTTGACTAACTGTCATTGTAGTAGTTGATACAGAAACTAGACGAAGACCATTTACGTACATCAAGTCTCCATTTACGATAGGTGTAGAAATATTCATTTTAATATCCTTATAAAGTGGGGGAACCTCATGTTCCCCTTCCTAAATTACTTCTTTTCGTTCTTGTGGTGATCTGCGTGGTGCTTTTTACATAACCATCTTACATTTAATGGTTTAGTGTAATCATCATGATGCGCCTCAACATTTAATTGCGTCTTGCATATTTCGCAAGGCCTTCGAATTAACTGACCTCTTTTAATAGCGTTGCTAGTTAAGCTTCTAACGTAAACTTTGACCATTTCATCAGGGTCTTTCCTACGTCTTTCATTGCTACGCTCATACATTTTTCGCTTAACATCAGGGTGAGAATCAAGATAATTTTTTCTCACTTCCGATGCACAATCAACACAATAGCAATTGCTATAAGATGCGAATGGCTTTCCACATTGACAAGCCCCTGTTCTGTGCTTTAGGGTTCTGCCCGTATTTAAACGCCATTCACGATCAATTTGCCTATGACAACTATGGCAATATCCAAGCTTAGGATTTTCTTTAATCTTATCACATCGATTACAAGTATCTTTGCGACCAGAACCCCATGGCTTTAATCCCAAATGCTCTCTGGTTAATGCAGTATCTAGTTTCCTTCTTTCTGAGCAACACTTCCGGCAATATCCACTGGATGCATGCTGTTCGTCTTTAATTTCACCACACTTACTGCATTTCAAGCTTCTTCCTAAACCATATTGAGGCTTTCCATCCTCGATTCGCCTTTGTTGCCTACGCAGTTTATTAGCCTCACTCCTGCATTTTTTGCATACGCTATCATTCATGTAATTAGGCTCTTTATTAGAGCCGCATGAATTGCAAATAGGGTTAGCATTAGAGCCAAAAAGGGGAATACCTTTAGCTTTCTTTTCAGCCCTCAACGCTCTCTTTCTGGTGTTTATGCAATAACTACACCATGAGCTACCTAACATTTTTTCATTAACATCACATTTGCTACAACTAACACCACACTTTACAACCATTCGATTCTTCTATAATTAAATGTTGCATTATATAGGAGAGCCAGATAAGATCCTAATTATATATCATAGCGGAAAGATAATTGACATCGCGTACTCTGGGACGAGCTTCTTTCCCCATATCGCGTCGTGTATCATCCCTCTTTGGTTCTGGCCAAACAAAGAACCGTAATACATTCGGAGACTTACCGCAGTATCAGGGTCAATTTCATTACCTGTAGGAAATGGAACTTCTTCAGGAAGCATTGGCATACCAAGGAATAAAGGATTACCAGCAGTAATCACGCCCGCTCTATGCGAAGGAAGAAAAGTCACTTGCATACCTGCAACAATTGCAAAATTCAAGTTCTGATCATTACCTGCATTAGCTTGTAGAGGCGGAAATACGCTAACAGTAACGTTACCACCACTTGATGCTGAATCTGCTGTAACTCTGAATTGAACAGGATTACTAGATACTTTATGGCCAATAAATGTCAAATATCTAAGATTAGGTTGCCCTGCAACTCCATCATTGAATTGACCTTTATCGTAAAGTTTAATTGCATTTGCATCAGTACCAGCACCAGAAAATACGATTTGGATTACTGCTCCATTTGCATCAAGCACTGTAGAGACAACAGTCAAAACTGTACCAGCTTGACCAATAGTTCCTGATGTATGAACTGGAAGTAAGTTAGATACATAGAATTCAGCTCTATCAAAATTACCTACATCCCATGAATTGGCAATCTCATCATTACGTCTTGGTACGAATTGATTCAAACCAGTATTAACGATTGCAGATTGTGCAATATCACTTAGATAGAATTTGGTATTGTCTTTAGCAGCACCATAGTTTCTATACATGGCAAGAGCTGCAGCTAATTGACCATAAGAATTAATTTGCGTGATTCCATCACCAAAGAAGCGGTAAGGAGAGGTTACACAGACTTCTGCAATATTAGATTCAATAGTTGCAGACATTTCCATTACTGCAGATTTACCGAATTTATCCATATAGTCTTCTACGTTGAAGATAAATTGTTGTGCAGTAAAGGCATAAGATACGTTGATAGCTTGGTCTACAGTTAAATTTTCTACCCTTTGATCTGCGGGTTGAAATGTAGCCACCAAACTATTTGCGGTTGTAAATCGTGGTGGTAAATCGAAAGTCACTGTATCACCAAGGTTGGCGGTCAGTTTTTCGAAATTCTTGAATTTAGTATTTGCTGTTGCTACGAAGCAGTTTAAGTTCTGTAGGTAAGCCAAATTTGACAACTGGTAGGTTTGTACCTGTTGTAAAATGTTATTTGGAACGGCCATGTCTTCTTCTCCAATAATATCCTTATTAAGAGAACAGACATGACCAGTTTTGGTAGAACTTTAACCTCTTAGAAATGAGGCATTCTTAAAGTCCCGTACTGTTTTAGTACCATTGTCTGTTCCCACTGGCGAAGGTTTCAGACGGCTTAAGGGGTCTTGTGCTTCTTGCAAGTTTGATTTAGCTTCCTGATTGGTCTTGATAGACTGACTCAATTTAGCTAATTCAGCTCTGGCCATATTAGGTGATCTCTCAACTAAGGTGGCTAGAGTGGCTAATTTAGACGGATTCTTTTGCAGCTCATAAATAATTGCTGCTGTGTTATCTGTCTGTGTAGCCAAATATACTAATTGCGGGAATGCAGCAGGATCAAAGCCTGAGGTGATAGCATCAAAGTCTTCATATAATTCTTTACCTTGAGCCAATTTACCAAAGTACTGTTGAGCTACTTCATTCACTTCCTTTTCGAGCTGTGCTAGATGAGCTTGATCAGCTTGTTCTTGCTGCTTTTGTTGCACCATCTGCATTACCTGTTGAAGTTGCTCTGGCGACATACCCTGGTTGCCTTGTTGCTGCATGATGGGTTGTTGCTGCGGCGTCTGAACTGGTTGTTGCGTTTGCTGCCCTTGAAGCTGCTCAATTTGCTGTTTAGCTGCGTCTAGTTGCTCTTGCATTTTCTGCTCTCCTTTGCGTTTAGCCTTTTTAATAAGCTCATTCACTTGGGAAGCAGGAAGCATTTTCTCGGGAGGTGCAGGTTCTACGTCTTTCAACGCATCCTCTTCACCCACATTAGTATCTTGCAATTCTTCTGCAATATCCTTTGCATCCATTTGAAACCTCACTGTTTCCGGTGTGACCGTGATCACCTACCATCCGTGGTAGTTCCGACTATTTATCCCGCATAGTTGCGTATATGGCCTAGCATCCATCCTGGCTAGTCAGGTACTTCTTTGCATTAGTATATCAACAAATAATCAAATTAGTACAGATAATAACTATTAGTTTAAATCCTGTCTACAATAAAAACACAAATAGCTAAATTTGCACTCATTGCAAACAACTACCTTTAACCATCTTCTTAACCATCTTTTTATCTTGTTTGACATCGTTGTATTCCTCCTTCATTTTCTTTTTTTTCTGATTCATGCCACCTTTGGGTTTATCTTTCATTTTTTCATTTTCCTTAAAGTTTCTGCCAATCTGGCGCGTTTGCCTTCTATTCCTTTAGCTTTTGCAGCTTTAGCTAATTTCTTAGCAGGAATCTTTTTTCCCATTGGAACTCCAAGCTCCTTATGAAGAGCACCTGGATGTTTTATAGCTTTCTGAATGAATTTTTTATCAGCCATTAATATCTCCCTTTATTTTTTACTGTTCTTTGTCCGCGCTTTGGAAGTTCCTTTGCTTCAGATTTTTTCTCTGATTTAACTTTCATTTTCATGCTTGGATTACCTTTGGTTTTAACTTTAATTTCAAGTGGCATTTATTTCTCCTAATTATTTTCTTCAATCGTTAATTGACGCTCTACTATCAATTTAATATCATTTTTAGATAACAAAGGATTTTCCTCTATTATAGCTATTATAGTTCTATAAGCTGTCTTAATTCCTCTAAGGTAATCATCGGAAATCTTTATTTCCTCAACTCCTGATATCATTTTTTTTCTTCCGTTTTTCACTAGCTTCACTATATGCAATTGCTACTGCTTGCTTTTGTGGTTTACCAGCTTCCATTTCGCGTTTCACATTTTCGCTAAAGCCTTTTTTAGTCTTTGCTTTCTGTCCCTTTACTAGTGGCATTTTTGGTCTCCATTGTTTGTTTTTTTAAATCATGCTCTTTACCAGCTTGCGCCACATCATGATGATGCTTACTTACATCAATTGCCATATTAACAGCGGTTCTTGCGTTTTCAGCATCAACTGACTCTTGTTTAATAGCGACTTCAGCATCGGCTCCTTGTACTTGAGCCAATACTTTAATCATCTCAATATCTGCCAACTTGTTCTTTACAGCATCATCTGTAGCAATTTTAGTTAATTGAACTTGAGCATTTTGAGATGCTGCTTCGCGTTTTTGTTGTGTCTTGCCAACTTCGGCTTGTGCTTGCATCATTAATGCTTGTTTTGGATCAATTTGTTGAGATGCTTGTTGCATTGCCATTTGTTCAGACTGTGCTTGTTTTTGTTCAATTTCTTTCATGTATTCGCCAGCAGCTTGCCTTAATCCTTCAATGCCTCTGATTTCAATGTTATCTAATAAGATACCTAAGCCTTTTGCATTCATAAATGCTGCAAAGGATTCTGATGTTTGCATGAGTTGGATTATTGTTTCTAGAGATATTTGTTTTTGTACAGCGAAGTTAACACCTGCTTCTACTTTGACTTCAAGACTCATTGGATCATAATCCATAAATGGATTTCCAATTTTATTAATGACTTCATAAGAACGTTTGCCATCTGGTTCTACTATTGGGATACTTCTTGGTGTCACATAGTATTTGGGTATTAAATCCAATATAATCTGACACACGCGGTTCAGTCCTTTCATAAATCCGACAGTGTAGGGCATAGCTGCTGCATTAGAATGCATAGCACCCTGCATAATGGCTACTCCTGATAGTTCGTTGTTCTGAATTCCTAGAGCCGCGTCATAGCTTCCTAAAATACCTTGCATCAAATTATCTGACATTTGAAATGTTTCACTAATTTGAGGTGGTATTGGTGTTCTTACGATTTCACGTGGTGGGACTAAAGGTTGATTTGGATCGCCATCATTGTATGCGTTATAAAGTAAAGTTGCGGGTTTTTGTATATTAATATAAGCATCTAGATAATCTTCAGGAATAGATTCCACGCTAGCTATAAATTTATGTTCTACGGTATTTTCAAGTTCATTTGCTAGCGATTGACCAGCATAATTCTTAAGCCTTTGGGCATCACGTACATTGTATATATAAGGACGCGTCATCTGCTCAGCTGTTGAATCATTATTATCTCTAAGAATGGCTGAGTTTCCATCAAAGAATATTAATGGAAGCATTTTGTATGGGGTTTTCTGTACATCTACAAGATGAGCTCCTGAAAATGTATAGCGTGTGATGCTTTCAAATGTTGATTCACGAGTTTTACCTATCGGAATTGGTGGTTGTTCAATATGTCCGGCTTCTTCCCACATCCCTAATAGTTCTTCATAATTTTTAAGTGTTACAACACGGCCATTAGATAATTTAGTTATGCGCTCTTTTTTATATTCTTTTTTATCATATTGACACATTAACACAATATCTTTTTTTGCAGCTCTATAAGACCAATTAAATCCTGAAAAGCTTCTGGCATATTTCAATCCTTTTAATGCATCTGAACCATATATCTTCTCTACCTCTTCAGCTTCTTTGGGAAATAATTGAAAGCAAAAATTACCATCCCCTTTATGCGATTTACGAGCCAGAGGATCGAAACCACATAGGGTTGGGTCAAATGCACGTTGGGTACATATTTTCTGATCCATGGACATTTCTGATATGTAATCCGTATAGCATTCGACAACAGAAAAACCGCCCACCAACAAATCAGTATATACATCATAGCTAAATCCATCATTATCTGAGTCCACTAATATTGATCTAAAATGTGCTTCAAGGATAGAAAGCAGTCTTGGGTCGACATTATCAAATCCATCTTGAGCTCTTACTATAAATCCTGGTTCCATTCTTGAGAATTCACCTCTTAATCTAGAGATGTATGCTTCAACCATATTGAATTCAATTTGAGGTCTTTGTAGGGATGCAAGAACTGCTATATCATCTTCAGTTAGCGTTGATTTATAAACAAAACGCATGAATTGATGGTATCTTTCATAATTTGGTCTGAAGTAGGTATAGGCTTGCTCTACAGATTGTTTAATCTGATCAAGCTTAGTTGTATGTCGTTTTGCTATCACTGCCATAATCAAATCCTTTTGGTATAAGCACGTTGCTTTAATTCAATAACATTGTTATGTCTATTAAGAGCAGCAATTGTTGTTTGTCTTGAAGTATTATTTTTTGATGTAAATATAGATAAATTTTTATCTATTAGAGCTATTCGCACTGCATCTGAACAAGTATCTGCTATATCATCATGGGCATGAGAATCATTATTTGTAATTTTTTTCATGTGATTCACACACATTTCAGTGTGAACACCATGTAATGGTAAAGAGACTTGCTTGCTAGCTATATAAGGCTGTATATCAATGAATCTTTGTGATTTGCTTCCAGATTTACGCGTTCTTTCAATTTCACGAACTTTTAAACCTCTCATATTATTTAATATAGAAATGAGAGTGACTCCGGTGGATTTTTTTTCTATATAAGCAACTAGAGGAGGATTGGTGTGACGTGCGCAATCTTGCCAGAAATCTAAAAATTCATTTTCAAGATGTTTTGGTTCAACACGAATTTCACGGCAAGCTAGCCAATGAAGCCCAATTATTCCAGTTTTACGTCCTTGTGTTTCTATGTTGTACATTCCCCAAAATGAAAATACTGTGGCATCATTTCTTAAATCTTCTGTCTCAGCTGTATCTGCTGTTATGAATGTAATATAGAAATTGGGTTCTACACTTAATAAAGGAAAATCTTCAGGCATAAATAGACCACCACCTGCTGGTTGGGGATCTTGTTGATGTTGCGCTGCAAATACGTATCTGTCTTTTTCCTGACGAATTTTCAACATATCTAAGGGGAAAGCTTCGGGATAAAGTGCATTACCTGCATCATCTAATGATTTCAGTATTACTTTATCCCAGTCATAGCCATCCTCACCTGCAAGGAAGTAGGCAGGCAAGTCTTGTTCATGTAATCGTTGTCCTATGAAAACTATAGGAACATTGATGCCACGAGGTCTTTGTTGGATTGTTTCACGGAAGTTGGTAATTACACCTTCACGGATTAAATCGGAATGGACTTCATCTGGTTTATGTGAATCATCGATGACGACCGCACCTGAGAATCTATCAAGCCCTGGTAATCCAGCATTACGCCCTGTGATTGAGCCTGCTGAGCCAAACGCTGAAACTGTTCCACCAGCTGTTGTGGTAAAAGAGTCTTTAGCTTGTGAGTCATCTCTGAGGTATACATCAAAAAGAACCTTATATTGTGATAGTGACATTATTCGCTTTACCACATCCGTGTGGGTAGCTGCTAAAGTTTTTGAGTAGGATATATATAAAAAATTACTGTCAGGCCACTTAGCTAGACACCAAGCAATCCAGAAACTTACCATCACCGATTTGCCGTGGCCTGGAGGCACATTAACTAAAAGCCTGAGAGCTTGAAGATTTGTACACTTAGTTAAGGCACGGCAAATTGTAATGAAATGACTTTCCCGACTCACAGGACATGAAATGATAAACTCACGTCCTGTAAGGATAGGAAAAAATGCTTGTATGAAGAGTAGTAAGCTACCCTTCAACTTGGCCGCTATTTCTGCGTTTTCAAGTTTTAGCTGTAGAGCCTTGTCCATAAAGGGGCAATCCTTTGCCTAAGTTGCGTCCTGCAAACCTCATGGATAAAATAACATAGATTAGAGCAAAATCACTATAGATAGTATGAAAATTTATTTAAATCACTATATATAGTATTAATTTAGATAAGTATTAACTCAATTAAAGTTAAAACTTTAAAAATTCATATGGAAGTAAAATATTATCTAATGCTTTTGCATAAAGCGGCTCCAGCTCCATGGATACCCATAAGATTACTGCCGAATACAAATATATCAATCATTTATTTGCCTTAATAGTAAAATAGATACCAATTCTGTACCTGTCATGTACTATTTATGATGATTTGATGGCTCCCGAGGACAGATTCGAACTGCCGACAAAATGGTTAACAGCCATGCGCTCTACCAGCTGAGCTACTCGGGATTAGATGATTTTGATTCCAATTTTATATTGCTTTCCATTAATTTAGAAATAATAAAAAAAAGTTTATCCATAATTTCATTATCTGTTTTGAATAGTGTAAGTAATTTCCAAAGAGTAAATACATTTGTTATTACTGAAATAGATAATAATAGTTGAAGAATCTGTGTAATTATCATGCATGATGCTCCAGGACTCTCTGTTTAGTTTCCATAGGTATTGGCGAAAATCCAGATAATAATACTTCTAACTCATCAGCTGTTATAGATTCTATGGATTTCATCATTTCTTTAATTTTGAATTTACATTTATCAAGTCTTTTATAATATAAAACAAATCCGTTTCTATCCCAAAATAAACATTTAATTTTATCTCTGTTTCCATTATAGAATACATATATACTGCCATCATGAAGGTGTGATTTTTTTTCATGTTGAATAAAATTTGAAAGACCATCTATAGACATCCTGAAATCTACAGGTTTTGATGCAATAAATATTTTTTTATTTTCATAAGGTATAAGCATTATAAATCCTTTAATAATTCTATAATTTTAATAATTTTTAATGGTTCTATGTTAGGAGCAATAGATACTTTTACGCCCTTAGCAATATTAATTTCTATATCATTCTTTGATTCTATAATTTCTGGTGATTCAGGAGAAAAACCATTTGAGTTTAATGGAAATCCTAATAATCGATTTTTATTAATTTTTTTAGAATTTAATTCATTTGTTTTATTCTTAACTTGATGAAAATTCATATTCGACTTTTCATCTAGAATTGATACTGAATTTTTTTTAATTGTTTCCATATCTATTTCTGGTGGATTTAATTTCAAGTCTTCAATTATAGATATATAACGAATATGAGTTAAAGCTGCTGAAAGTTGAGTATGAGTAAGTCCATATTTTTTTGCATTTTGTCTTGAAGCGGGTAATCTTTCTTCATAAAGTTTTTTAGCGATAGGAATTACTTTTTCATATAGGGTAGGATTAGAAAATTTACAATAATTAATTCTATAAATTCTGGAATTAAATGTTGCATAATTGAGTTTATTTAATTCACAATATTGAGGTTTATTAAGTTTGGATTTAATTGCGCCTTCAATGTGACCATACCAGAACCAAATATCTTTTATATCAAATATACCCGTATTTCTATTATTCATTTTCTATCTAATACTCCTTAAAAATATCTCACCTTGAGATATTAAATCACCAAGGGTAGATGAAAATAAATCTGTAGAATTATCTACAGTTGTCATTTTTCCGAAAAATTTATCACCTTCTTTATTGCTCCAAAGATTTACCATAACCCTTGGATATTTAGTCGTCCAATAATCCTGAATCTCTTCTAAGTCCGTCATCCTTGGCCTCTCTTATTTTATTAATTCAGTTTTAAATGCTTCACAGATTATAATATAACTAAAATCATATTTCTCAAGAAATGTATTAAACTACAGTTTATTATAAAAGACAATAGTATGTAGAAGAGCTCACTCAAAGAGAATGGTCAACTCCTTCTGCCATTGGTAGATGAGATGGATTGACTTCGAGAGGGTCATCTTTGATGATCATATGCGCAAGACGCTGCCGAAGCCATTTGTAATTTAAGAGATATCTATTTTTTTAGCAAGTTCAATCACGTCATCATTCATCTGCTTTGAATAATTCATATTTGCACATTCTAATGTATGAAAATTTTCATTATCATACCATTTCAAAGAATAAATATATCCTGACATTTCATTACCTTCAGGTGATAGAAGAACTGTTGCTTTATTATTAATTGTATAACTTACATCTTCTTGAGCTAACTCTGTTGCAGTATTAGAAACACTTACATTCATTATGTCATAGGAGCAAGTGCCTATATTATTTACAGTAAAAAATTGAGAGGCACCAGACCAACCGCCTTTTTCTTCATGAAATCCACCCATAGGTGTCGCCGCAAGCATATGCATGCCATTAGAACTCATTAGTGATTTAGAGAGATTAGGAAATTTAAATGCTAATTTTAAATTAGATATACTAGGACTTAATCCTGTGCTTCTTTCGTGACTCATATCTTCTTTTATAAAATTGCTATTGGCAAATGTTTCATCTATTTTCAATAATTCCTTTGGTCTCATAGTGAATTTCTCTATAAAACCTTTTTCAGCATATTCTTTTTCTTCTTTTTGACCTTGAATTATTATGTCTTCAGGAAGATTCATTAATGCACGAGGCACTAATTTAATACCAGAACCTGGAAGCGGTAATCCCAATTCAGCTAGAATTTTCATATTTGCTTTTTCTTGATCTGCTTTAGACTCAGCACTTTGTGCATTTCCATTTAAACTTATTGCCATTAAAGCAGCACTTATTAATATATTTTTCATTATTTTATCTCCTAAACCCAGCCGTCAATAATTTCACACCCTGTTGCATAAGTAGAATCAAATGGTGTTTTGTCATGATAACCTTGCAAATAATGATATCCCCAAACTTCAAAAAAATTAGCCATTCCTTCACCCCAATGAATTGCAGCTTGCCTATCATTATATTTATATCCAGTATCAATACTGTGCATTAGTGACCCATACTTATGTATGCTAACCACTCTCCAATTGTATGGATGGTTATTCCACCATGTTATAGATTCATTGTTTATGCAATTGGCTCTGCTATGGACTGTGGTTTTGAATAATCCAGCATGTGAACTTGATATTATTAAGAGCAAAGCTCCGCCTGCAATTGTTGATTTAAAACTCATGTATATACAACTCCTAATTACGTGGCAACTCCTTGTAAATTATTATTTCCTTATAATGCCAGGTACTGCAATTTCATCACGCCTGGCGCGTGATCTCATGACGCTCTAGCAGCTTAGCTTATGATGCGCCTATTTGGGATGTAACGCATCAATATTACCCCTTTCGCACACCATGGGGTCGGTGGTTCAAATCCTCAAAGACAAGGCTGAGAGGTATGCCTCTGTTACAGGCGCAACAGAATTTA